CGACCAGAAGATTTTCATTCGTAAGGAAAGAACTAGGGCTGAAGAGTTTTCCAATAGCTCTCGATCTTTCTATTTCAATCAAGGATGAACTGCCTGTGTGGATGTCAGATGAGTATAGACTTCGTGGAGAAGTCTACGCTATCCGTCCTCAGCAGTTTATTGTCCTTGACACACACCGTCAAAATGGTGTACAGTTCCATCGTGAAAAGGTTAACGTTAACATCGGCTATCGAAAGTATTATAGAAGAAAGAACGTTGCTGACTATTACCTTGAACGTGAAGAAATGATTACTGTTCCTATGATGATGTACATCGGTAGGGAGCAATACTGGGAAGATCAGCTTAAGGCTGGCTTCTTCGATTTCAAACAAGTATCGTTAAAGACAGAAGATAGATTGTGGCTGAGAGAGTATTACGAGTACAGTCGAGTGAGGTAGATCAACTACACATTCCCTGTCCTGAGTGCCCGTCTTCCGACGGTTACGTCATATACAAAGACGGGCATTCACATTGTTATAGCTGCGGATTTCATTTAAATAGTAAGGGGTATAAAGATATTTCTGACTCGGATTACACTTATGAGTACCTCCCAACGCGAGGAATTACTAAAGAAACATTTCAATTTTATGATACTAAAACCAAGATCAATAGTAGCGGCGCTCCTGTTTCAATTGGGTTTAAATATCCTAACGATAGCTACAAAATTAGACAACTCTCCGAAAAGGCATTTCATACTATCGGTGATATAGCTAAAGCTGGTTTATTCGGTCGTAATAAGTTCACGGCTGGCAGTCACAAGTATGTGACGATAACTGAAGGAGAACTAGATGCTCTATCACTCTATCAGGTTCTTAAGTCGCCTGTGGTCAGCGTTCGGAGTAGTACTTCTGCTAAGCTGGATTGTTCAATTGACCGATCCTGGCTTAACTCTTTCGAGCGCATATATCTCGCATTTGACGCAGACGAGCCTGGACGCGATGCGGCCTCTTCAGTCGCTAAGCTCTTCGATTACAACAAAGTATTTCAAGTAAAGTTTCCCGGCGGTAAACGCAAGGACGCTAACGATTACGTTTCCAACAATGAGTCTGATGAACTCAGGCAACTCTGGTGGAACAGTAAGAAGTTTCTGCCCGAGAACATCATCAGTAGTCGGGCAGAATTTAAGAAGGAACTCTTCAAGCCATTGAAGATTGGTGTTCCGTATCCATTTCCAACTCTTACCAGTATGACATACGGTATGCGTACTGGTGAAGTAGTCTTGCTTACAGCCCAAGAAGGTGTTGGTAAGACTGAAGTGTCACATGCAATCCTGCATAAACTACTGAAGGAGACTAATGATGCGGTTGGCGCAATTTTCCTTGAGGAAAGCAAGCAGAGACTTCTCCAAGCACTCGCAGGAATTGAACTCAAGGCTCCTGTCCACCTTCCAGAATGGTCTGGTGAACCTGCTGAGATCGAGCGTGCTATCGATACGTTGGTACCCACCGATGATCGTCTACACATCTATTCTCATTTTGGGAGCGATGATGCAGACACTCTTCTGGACACTATTCGATTTCTCGTTTCTGCGTGTGGCTGCAAGTGGGTTGTGTTTGATCTTATTTCTCTTGCCGTTTCAGGTCTTGGCGGAGATCGAGAGGAAAAAGCTCTCAGCTACCTCTCAGGAAGACTAGCTCTTTCAACCCAAGAACTTGACTATGGATTAGTCATGGTGAGCCATGTCAATGATTACGGTCAGACACGTGGCTCACGAATGATCGGTAAGGATTGCCATGTCCGTATCGATCTTACTCGTGATCTTAAATCAACTGATGATAGGTTACGGCGCACAACTGAAGTTAGCATCAGTAAGAATAGACTAGCTAGTAGAACTGGTCCTGCAGGTAAGCTTTTGTTTGATCCTTCAACTTATACATTATCAGAGGATTTCGGAGATGAACTGGCTAGCGAGTCTTTCCCAATCTGAAAAGGATGAGATGTATCTCGATAGTTGTGTTGCGTTTGAGACTGAAGTTATTAACGAGAAAGAGTTTCGAGAGACACTTGCTAAGTTGGGTTATAATGCCACAGATATCGAAGATATCGTGAGAGATAACAGACCGAAAGGGTTTTAGATGCGTTATTATGTAATGGCAGATTTGCACGGAAGGTATGATCTTCTAATTAGGGCTATGGAAGCCATCGAAGATGATACTCCAGATGCAGATTATAAGGTTATTACCTTAGGTGATTACATTGATCGTGGACCTAAGAGCAAAGATATCATTGATTATCTGATGTCTGCGTCTCAATATCCAGATACTATTTGCCTTCAGGGTAATCATGAAGCTATGATGGTGGAAACCATCCGTGCACCTCTTGATCCTGATTGGTGGATAGGCAACGGTGGTGATACTACGCTGAGTTCGTACGGATGGGGCGGAGCACCATATAGCACATTCGCGTACGACGTTGTGCCGAAGGCTCATCTAGATTGGATTGCTTCGCTGCCTCTCTTCTATGAGACTGAGAAGCAATTGTTTGTTCATGCAGGTATTCCGCAGTCTAATATGAACCTTCCACCTAGCTCTAACACGACTAAGGGTGAGCGTCTCCGGCAACAGATGCAGTGGATGCTTTACGACAAGAGTGAAAGTGGTGGTTGGAGAGGTAAGCATGTCGTTCATGGCCATCATCAATTCGCTGATGGTCCCCATGTATGGCATGGATCGAAGGGTGGTAGGACTGACTTAGACTGTTATGCTTGGTATACTAGAAGACTAGTCGTAGGTGTCTTTGATGACACCCAAGGACATGCCCTCCGATATCTTGAGGTACTTGGAGATGACTACAAGAAAACCGATAATCGTTCATCAGTACTTGGATCAAAAGTGGATTGATCCTATTTGGTATAACAATGGCACATCCGAAATTAAGCAACGACAGAGTGTCGAACATCCTCAACAAGATGCTCGAAATGAAGTCGTACAACAAGACATCCAAAGAGACCGGTGAGTGCGTCTCAACGGTCTATAAACTGGCCAAGGAGAACCCTTTGTGGGACTGGTACCGTACCAGCTCTTCTGAGAAATAACGCACCACGGGCCTTCTAATGGCCTCCTATGGCACGTTTAAATGAGGTCTACGATGACTCTATCTGAAATCCTTGATGAGAAGGGAAAAGAAGCTCATCCGAAGCCTCAACTACGATTGATCACTGGTGGTAAGAGTCCTCCCACGGATGGCTCTATCGGTGAAGATTGGTTAATTAATCTAAAGAAAGGAGCAGTATTCTCTTGCAAAAGAAGGAATACTACTGTAGAGTTGGATGTCTACGGTGTGAGCTTCAAGCATCCAAAGACTATAGTTTTGTTCAATGCTCTTGGTACTACACCTCCTAGAGCGGTAGATACTAAAGAGTTCTGTAAACAATATCTACTATTCGAAATAATAGATGAAGGTGGCGAAGAACCACCGAAGGAAGAAAACAATGACAGTATACGGTCCTTACGACCTCCCAGCATGGAAGACGATGCTGATGCTACGGGAGGACAATCAGAACATGAAGAAACTTGATGAAGCGAAGCATGCTATCGCTATCAAGTGTAATATTAACTGTCTCAAAGAGTTTTACAGGCAGACACTAGCTGCCTGATTTGGTGATATTATGAAGTTTTATAAAGTAGAACGTACTGATAATTGGAGCTACGATGATTACGATAGTTTCGTATGCGTTGCTAGTTCAGAAGATGAAGCTCGTCGTTTAAGTGCAGATGAATATTATACTTACATAGATGGTAAAGTTTATTTTAAATATTCAGATGGGACTATGAGAGAGTCCTCTGACTCTGGAGGTGGTTGGACTTCATTTGAGAATACTAAAGCTACTGAGATTAATCCGGCTAGCTATGCTAATGCCGAAGTGATACTTGCTTCTTTTAATGCTGGCTAATGACTGACTTTGAACCATTTCCTAAGATACCTCGTTGGTCTACTCAAGATATTATAATCACTGAGAAGATCGATGGAACTAATGCACAGATTGTAATTAATGACGATTGTACGGAACTTAAATGTGGAAGTCGTACTAGGTGGATTACACCTGACGATGACAATTACGGATTTGCAGGCTGGGCTGAGCGAAATAAAGACTCTCTGCTCCAGCTTGGGAAAGGAACTCATTTCGGTGAGTGGTGGGGGCTCGGAATACAGCGTTCTTACAACCTCCACAGGAAACAGTTTAGTTTGTTTAATACGCTTAGATGGAATACCGATGAGCAACAGGAACGTCTCCGAAGTATCGCTGACGTTAGCGTCGTTCCTATCCTTTATCAAGGTCCTTTCTCTGAGCAAGCAATAGACGAAACGATGGATAAACTCTGGAAGGGCGGCAGCGTAGCTAGTCCGGGCTTCCAGAACCCCGAGGGTGTTGTGATATACATGCCGGGAAGTAGAACACTATTTAAGAAAACTTATAAAGATAATATAAGCAAGTATCTACTTGAAAATAGTAATTGACATTGAGTGTAATGCTTTAGAGAACCCTGACCGAATATGGTTGGTGGTCTGTAAAGATATCGACACTAATGAACTGTTTAAATTTTACGATATAACTAGAAAGAAAGACGAACGTGAAAGACTTACTAGGTTTCTTGAAAGATGTACCGAAAGCGGTAATCTACTCATCGGGCACAATCTTCTTGGGTATGATTGGCCTATCTTATGTGCCTGCCTTGAGTTGGATACCGAGGTTATTCTGGGCAATGCTATTGACACACTCATAATCTCTAAGCTGGTTGATTACTCTCGTAGTGGTCATAGTATCGAAGATTACGGCATCGAGTTTGGTTTAGAGAAGGGGAAGTTCTCAGACTTCTCGAAGTATTCACCAGAGATGGAGACGTACTGTGAAAGAGATGTCGAGATATGTGAGCGTATTTATCGTAAGTATATTCGCTATATTCACAACAGTCTTCACCGTCCTAGCATTGATCTCGAACAGCAATTTCAGATTGTTGTTAATTCTTTGCGTAGCAGTGGTTTTTGCTTCAATCGTCCGCGCGCAGAACAGCTATTAGAAAAGGTATCTGTAAAGCTTCAGGAATTGGATAAACAAATTCTTGAAGCTTTCCCACCTAAACTTCGTTTAATTAGGGAAATACATCCTAAGGAGACTAAGTATGGCACGCTTTCTAAGACGGATTTCCGTTGGCTTTCTGATGGTGACATTACCGAGTTTAATGGTGGGCCTTTCTGCAGGTGCAGTTGGGAGTCTTTTAACCCTAGTTCTCACAAGCAAATCATTGACATCTTACACAATGCGGGATGGCATCCTGTCGATAGGACTAAAACCCACATCGATACCGAAAGAAATCTGGCTCAGCTCAGACGACGGAAAGGTGATATATCTGAGGTTCGTAACCTCACCGAAAAGCTGGAAGAATTAAAGAAGACAGGTTGGAAGGTCAATGAAGCCAACCTTGAAACGCTGCCAGTTAAGGCGCCATTGGCAGCACGCTTACTTACCAAGCGTATCCTACTTGAGTCCCGACGTCGGACACTCACTGAGTGGCTAGAGCTGGTTGCAGACGATGACCGTATCCATGGTAAGTTCTACGGCATTGGTGCTTGGACTCATAGGATGGCGCATCAGCATCCTAACACTGCTAATATTCCTAATGAGTTTGATACTCAAGGGAAGAAGAAATTACTTGGTAAAGAGTTACGATCTTTATGGTGCGCACCTAAGAACCGATTACTAGTCGGCGTGGATGCAGAAGGCATCCAGTTGCGCATCTTTGCTCATTACATCAATGATCCTGAGTTTACAGAAGCTCTTGTGAAGGGACGTAAAGATGACAAAACCGATCCACATTCGCTTAACCAACGGATTTTGGGCAGTGTCTGTAAATCTCGATCTGCTGCTAAGCGGTTCATATACGCGCTCCTCCTTGGTGCAGGACGTAGTAAACTTGCTGAAATCCTTGGAACCACGGAGGCTCAAACGGACGAGGCTCTTAGTCGTCTATTGGGACGATACACTGGATGGGCGAAACTCAAAGAGGAAGTGTTTCCAAAAGATGCGAAACGAGGTTGGTTCATTGGTTTGGATGGACGCAAGGTGCGCATCCCCGGAGACACAGAAGGTAGTAGAAAACACCTTGCTATGTCAGGCTATCTCCAGAATGGTGAAGCTGTATGTATGAAACTAGCCACACTGAAGTGGTGGTCTAAATTAGATGATTACGATGCTAAGTTAGTTAACTTCGTGCATGATGAATGGCAAGTAGAATGTCCAAATAATGTGGAGACAGCGATAACAATAGCAAAGACAATGGCAGATAGTGTTTTCTACCGCAAATGAAAC